GGCACACGATGAGCCAGGGCTTGTAGCTCGAGCGGCAGACGACCAACGGTATGCGCTTGGTCTTGGTGCTGTCGCGGATCGCCTGATCAAGGAAGGCGTAGGGGTTGAGCCGCTCGGTGCGCTTGACCTCGATGTGCAGCCCGGGCGCGTACTCGCACACGACGTCCGCGGTGCCCGCGCGCCCCGAATACTGGACCGTGCGCCGGCATTCGCCAAGGATCTCGGACAGCGCCTCCGCAGCCTCGAGCTCGCCCGCCGCTCCCTTACCTCTGCTGTGTAGTGCCATGCAGGGCATTATGGACTATAAAGAGCGGCTTGTCTATGCACTATGCATAGTTTCTCTGAATAGTCTTTTGCTCTCCAAGAAAAAGGCTTGAAACTGCAGATTTCTTCCCGTTACGCTTTGCGGCGCGCCGTCTAGCGCGACGCGCCTTGCGTAACGGGCTCAATCCTGCGGTTTCCGCTTCTTCGGAGCGGGCGGCTGCCAGAGGTCGGAAGGGTTGAGACCATCCGTCTGATCGTGCCAGACCCTCGGCGGATCGACGTGCAGGACCTTGGGAGCGAGTGGAGGCCAGGACCTGCAGCGCGCCTGCATGGTGACGCAGCCCTCCTCCTCGTGCCGCAGGAAGACGATGTGGCTGTCCGTCGCCCTGCCGATGGACCCCGCGCCAGCCCCGACGTCCATCGTCTCCTTGCCGCTCTGGCTGCCCTTGGTGCTGTGGTGCACGAGGATCGTCGCCGCCTCCGAGAGCGAGGCGATCTGGTCGACGTGGTTGTAGAGCGCCGTCATGTCGGCGTTGCTGTTCTCGTCGGACCCCTTCGGGATGAAGCGGTAGAAGGCGTCGACGACCACGAGGTCGTACGTCCCGCGGCCGGCGCCGCGCATGGTCGCCTCGAGGTCCTCGACGCTTCCCCGCGTCCCCCGGATGAACGCCACGTCGACCATGCGGGCGAGGTCCTGCCTATCGAGCCCGTCCTGAAAGGCGACCTTCCAGAGCCTGTAGAGCGCGGTCTCGGGGTGCAGCTCGTTGTCGATGAGCAGCACCCTGCCCTTCTCGCACTTGTGCCCGCACCAGACGGCGCCGCGCACGATGGCGCTGATGAGGCTGTAGACCATCCACGTCTTGCCGGTCTTCGGCGACGCGATCCAGTTGCACACCTCGCCCTGGCGGATCAGGCCATGCACGACGGGCGGGCGCAGCCGCGGCTCGGCCTCGGGGAGCACGAGCGGGCCTATCTCGAACTTTCGCGGTTCCATGCGACCTCCATGAGACAGCCAAGCCCGGGGAAGTCGGGTGAACTCCCCCGGGCCGGCCAGAAAGGATCATCGGATCAGAACGGGATATCTTCGTCGGTGATGCCCTGCGGGGCCGATCCCCTCGCGATCCCGCAGACGAGCCAGTCGGTCGATCCGTCCTTCTTCGTCCACTGCTTCAGCGAGACGGTGACCTCGTCTCCGCGCATGAGCGGATCGGAGGCCGAGATGACCTTCTCGTCGAAGCACACGAAGCGCTGCCCGTCGGCGAGCTTGATGCTCGCCATCGGCTTCCCGTTGTCGCGAACCTTGACATCCCAGAACGCCACCTTGCCCTGGACGGTGCGCGCGCCCGCCGGCGCGGGAGCCGCCTTGCGCGGCGCCTGCGCGGCCGACGGAGCCACCTGCTTGCCACCCTGCTCGATCCTGTCAGCGAGCGACCTGAGAGCCGCCGCGATCTCCTGCTGAGTCATCGGTCCCTTCCTTTCGCGCCTCGAGGCGCCGTTGCAGTGCTTCAATCCTGTCCTCCATCATCCTGATCATCGCGCCGGCCGCGCGCATGAGGTGAGCCGTTTTGCGGTCGCCGGCCTCCGTCGCCGATGCGCGGAGGAAGAGCGCATCGACGATGTCGTCGGCGTCGGGCGTGCGCTCGACGTCGGGCAGCGACGAGTAGGCGCTCCCCGTCAGCTGGACGCGCCCGTACGCCGACTCCCTGTAGCCGGAGTCGACCTTCATGCGGTCTCGCTCGAGCTCCTCCCTGTCCTTGCGGTCGCTCATGTCTGCACCTCCTTCTTCTCGAAGCAGTCCCAGCCGCGCATAGCGGCGATCTCCATCGGCCCTTTCATAGATCGCGCCAGCAACTCGCAAGCCTCCCGCCGCGCCTCGTCGCGCTCGGCGTTTGCCCTCGCGAGATCGGCGCGGAGCGTGGCGTTGGTCAGCCACGCCTCGTCGCGCTCGGCGGTGCGCTGAGACAACACTCCGTCGATGCCGTCGAGTGTTCGCTGCGTGATGTCGCGCGCGTCGAGTGCCGCATTGCGATGGGCGGTCATGCGCTCAAGATCGGCGGTGCGCTGCGCGAGGTCGCGCTCCAGTTCATACGCCAGCGATACAGGAACCACGGATTCTGAGCGCATTCCGCTATTCGTGAAGGCGTGTTTTCTCGCCGCGTCCGTCCTCGGTGTGCCACTCATCGCTCCTCCTTCCCGCCGAACACGAAGTCGGCGACGAGCCAGAGGAGAAGGAAGACGAACATCCCTCCGAAGACGATGGTGCCCATGCCCATGCTCATGCCGACCCCCTTGCCGTGTAGTTGTAGCCGCAGAGCTTCCGAAGCGCGGCCTCGTTGATGACGTGGTATCGCTCGACGATCTCGGCGAAGCGCGGCTCGCCGATCTGCTCCCTGACGTACTCCATCTCGCCCTCGAGCACGGCGACCTGCTGCTGCAGGCGGCGCACCTCGGCGACCTCGAGCATGTGCGCCTTGCGGTGCGTCTCCGCCGCGCCGTACACGAGGTCGGCCGCGTAGCGCGCCTTCTTCGCCTCGATCTCGAGGAGCCCCACCCGTTCGTCGTCGCAAATCATGCGCGCACCTCCAGCCGCGCCTGGGCGGGCCGCCCGGCGTCCTTGAGGTCCTCGACGATCCGGTAGGCCGCGACGGCCTCCTGCACCACCCAGCTGTGCGGGCGGTCGAGCCCCTTGGCGATCACGTCGATCCGCTCTTGGGTCTCTGCCGACACCCGCACGGTGCGCCAGATCGGCGACTTGCGGTTCCTGCGCTGCTTCCCTTGCTTGCTCTGCATGGCTGTCCTTTCTGGCGCTTGTGACGCCGTGTTACATACTGTAACAATCGGCTGCAGGCCGTCAAGGGCTTTAGAGGCAGTCTATTTAGGCGCGCCCTGCGCGCCTCGCATCCGCAGTTCTTGCCGAGCAGGCGGTCGATCCGAAGCGCGGTCGTGACGGCATGCACGACGTCGCCGATGCCCCGCGGCGCGCCCGCATGGTGCGGGCAAACGGCGCAGGCCCCCTTGGAGGGCCTTTCCCCGTAGATCGGCAGCGCGAGCCCGTTGGTGCATCGTCCCTCGACGTGGTGCCTGCAGGTCACGTGTACACCCAGCCCTGTCCGGAGCATCCTGCCTGCAGGTAGTCGACGTCGAAGCAGAAGGCCGTCACGCTCTCGTCGACGGAGCCGCAGTCGGAGTTCAGCCAGCCGTCGATCTGCGCGCCGAATCCCCGCGTCGGGTACTGGGCCCCGGAGTAGCCCTCGCACTGCGTCAGGATGCCTTGTGCGTCGCACTCATCGAGGAAGCTTGCGCTCCACGGACCGACCTGCGTCCAGTTCTGGTGGACGTCGCAGTCCTCGCCGCAGAGCGCGTTGACATTCCAGCCCTTGCACCGCAGCGTGCCGACGGCGTCGAGCGGCCCGCTGTCCGAGTAGTAGGTGACGGCGCCGCCGGCGCACCACAGGCGTCCGGGCACGGAGCAGTCGACGCAGGGCTCGGAGACCTGCGGGTCGCAGTCGGTCGTGTACGGCAGGCATGCGAGGGCCGACGGATCCGATGGGTTGACGCCGATGAGCCCGTTTCGGTCGCCGCTGCAGGTGACGTCGAAGTCGCACACGCGCAGGGTGTGCGCCCACACCCGTTCCTGCGTCCAGGTCTTGCCGCATGCCTCGTGGTTGCCGCAGCCGATGCACACGACGTCGATGCAGGCGTCGACGGTGTTCGTCCCGGACCACGAGTCAAGCCAGACGCGCGGGCAGTTCGTCCCGACGCAGCGGCGCGTGACCGACAGCTCGAGGCTGTACTCGACGTCGACCTGTCCGCGCCACGAATAGCAGCACGGCAGCCCGGCGGGGCTGACGCGCTGCACGACGAGGTCCTGCGCCAGCACCCGCGCCGTGATGGTGTACTCGGCGAATCCGCAGCTCTGCCCGCACTGGTCGCACGACCTCACGTTGGCGGCGTTGCGCGAGAACGTGTAGGTGATGTCGATCGTC